TAAGTACCACTGTCTCCAAATTGTAATTGATTAGTACTATTTAATAGTACACCAGTATCTGCTACATGAGTTAATGTAACATCTTGATCATCACCTAAATTAATTACTGCACCGTCAGCAAGGAACAGATCACTAAATTCTAATGATGAAGTACCTAGCGCAGCACCATCAGAAGCATCAGGAACAAATGCAGTTGTGGCAGTTACTGTTGTTCCCTGTAATGTACTAGACCCTGTAAATGCACCTGTAACAGCTAGTGTACCAGCTACTGTTGCATTTTCATCAATGTCAAGTGTATCTATATGTGCAGTACCATCTAAATACAAATCTTTAAATTCATTTGATGCACCACCTAAATCTATATCATTATCTGTTATAGGCAAAATAGATCCATCTTGGATACGAACTTGTTGCGTAGCAGTGGAACTTACCTCTGTGTAAAACTCAATGTGATTATTTGATGTATCTATCAATACAGCATTCTTTTGGTCTGAGTCGGCTATACGATCTATTGGTGGCCCTTCTGCTGCTGTGCCATCGTGTGCATGACCCGTAGAATTATTGAAGGCTGCTAGTACTTGGTTAAATTCTGCGTTAAGAGGAGAAGCAGAAACTACCTCACCACTAACTATCTGTGCTGCTGATTGTCTAGTATATCCTGCCATTATCTGTATCCTGCATCCTGATAAGTTATAGAAAACCCACTAATGCTGTAGGGTGCTTGGGTTCCTGTTGATGTTATAACTAAAGAAATTGCCCTACCTGATCCTTGAATATTTGTTTCTAGTATGGGGCTAGATGATCCATCAAAGGTAAAAGTAGAATCGTATGTTGCCCCTGTAGTAGTATACCTTGCTAATGCTCCTGCTGTTGTTAATGAGTATGTATTTGGATCTGGAACATTCGGATCATCCCAATCATACGATATACCTAAATTAACTGTAGAACTCCCCTCTGGTCGGGTAAATAATGATAGATGTTGAAATATTTTGCGTTTTTCGGTAGAGTCGAAATATAGAAATGGCGATGCGTAAACAGCAATAACATCAGCAGTATTGAATGTATTGCCACTTTCCTGCTTAAATATTTCACCATTGCCATCCCCGTGTAACACTGTTTCTACTTTATTTATTAAACCGCTTGTAGCTACAAATGCTCTTATACCTAATAATTCACCAAACTCCCATCCGACTCTTCTATCTGCAAAACGTAAACCCCCTATTATACCTGCTGTATCTGACGCTGCCGTACTAGTAGAAGGAAAGAAATACCTAAACTGAGATTTGTTTCTTATAACTACAGATGTCATATTATCTAGATCGTGGCTACTGGGTAAACCTTGCAGTAACTGTTGTATAGGTTTAGAAATAGTTTGCAGTTCTATGTCACCAATTCTTGCCGTACCTTGGATAGGCCGAATACCATCAGACGCTAGAAATAAAATATCTCCACCTATTTCCATTATACTATCTGTAGCAATACATCCTACATTACTGGTTACGTCTTGTATAGCAAATGTGGTGGTTGCATCTGCTACTATTTTTTTAATTTCGCTTTCCCCAAACACAAATAGTGCATCTCTAAACGGGGCAATACCTACGACACTAAAGCCCATGTCCAATACATTTGCAGACCCAGTAAAATCATCATCATCACCAGCTGTCGTATATAAAACATAACTAGGCCCACCTGCACCTGCACCTGTTGGAAAACCTGCATAAAATACTCTATTAGAAAACAGCGCAGATACTTTTGCACCTTCAGGGTCTTTAGGATCTGTGTTTGCAGTATGCGTAGTAAATGTAGACCCTGTAATTTTACACGGTAAATTCACACCATCTGTTAATACAACGCTTATTTCGCTTTCTAAATCGTTAAATGAATGCCGTACTTTAGACACACCTATTGATGATCTAAATGAATGTACTCTTGTCCAACCTCCTGTAGTATATTTCCATATTGTGTAGTATTGGCTGTATTTAGCTGTTACTGAACTACCGCCACCTGTTGCACTGCTGGTTGCAGCTGAAGTAAACGTAAGAGTATACTGATTTGCATTTGGCACTGTTGCAACAGTCATCTCTACACTATTTGGTGCTATACCTCCAACTGATGATATACCCGATAAAGTAACGAAGTTACCTACGGACAAACCATGTGCAGTGTGAGCAACAGTTATGATAGCACTTTCATTTGTAGTGGTTATAGGGTTTGACCCTAAAGTAAATGTTTTTGCTTCTGATACATCAAAGTATTTAAATGTTACTGAACTGCCCCCACCGCTACCTGCACCACTGGCGTTAGACGTAAATGCAACTGTATAACTATTAGCATCAACAACAGATGCAACAGTCATTTCTACATCGTTTGGCGTTATGCCGTTTACAGCATCTGAACCTGAGAATATAACTCTGTCGCTTACTGCTAAACCGTGACTAGTATGAGCTACGGTTATAGTTGCACTACCACTACTAGTTGTAAAAGGATTAGCCCCTAAAGATCCAGTATAATCTCCATCATTTCTTCGTATAGCGTAGGGTGTACCTTCTAATATAAACAACCCTATTACAGACCCTACTCCTGTTACACTCCCATAACTAGAGTCATATGATGTATAGCCGTTAATTCTTCTGTACCCACCAAACTGAGATATTTCCATATTTAACATACGTAATGCAGCGCCAGGGAAAGACGTAGCTAGTGTAAGTGCATCCTCATTAGTATACAGGCCACCACGACTGCTTACGGTAACATCTCTTAGCGCATCTACCATTAAGGGTTACCATGTGGAACATTCAGTAGACGATTAACGCGAGTATCTCTTACATCTACAAATCTATTTATAAGAAGAGTACGCATTCTTTCTATGCCTTCGTCAAACTTTGCCTTTGCTATTGCTGCCTGTTGAGAATTATCCCTAAAGATAAAGCAGTGATATAACGCACCGTCTAATACAACGTGTTTAAATGCATCTGGCACACTCATTGTATCTGTAGATGCAGATAAATCTGTTGCATATGCAAAATAATCATAACTTACACTGTAGGCTGCATCAGGTACAGGGGTAAATCCTACTTTTGTGTCTAGTGTTCTGTATACATATATAGGCTGATCCCTGTCTCCAGTACCTGCTTCTGCATCCCTTTCAAAGTATCTTCTATTATACGAGTCATAGTTTAATAGTTTTAACACTCTGGCAGAATAGTTATTATCTGCGTCATAATTAATTCTAAACGAATCCCAATCCGCTATTTTTAAATCTGTAGCCAATGAATATTGGTTTGTACCTGCTACAAGTGTAATTGTGCCTGTACTATGATTAAACGGAAACTCAAATTCTTTTTGTGATATCTCTTGTAAAGACGCATTTACTGCATCTTTTACTAATGCTCTAAAGCCAGTGGCGGTTGCAAAATCTGTGGAAGTAAGCTCCACTTCATTCAACCGCCTCAACGTATCATTAACTAATGTAATAAAAGTTGTAGCCATATCATATCCAAAATAAGATAAAGGGGTAGCCCAAACTAATGAACTACCCCAAAATCTATTACGCTAATGCATCCCTTGCGGCAGCGGTAGCTTCTGCTCCAGATTCATTGCAATCAATGAGTGTAGCATACACACGCAACCTTCCCGTAGCAGGGGCTGCTCCAGCAATCAGACAGTCAATCGTATCTGTACTAGATACAAATTGAGTGTAAGTTGAAGCTGCAGAACCTACAACAGTGTTGGTTTGACCGTTTGTACCAGCTGCACAGAAACCAGTTGATGTAATATCAGCACCGTCAATGATATCATCACCTGCTGCAAAGTCCATATCTAGAGTGCAACTTGAAGTGAATGCTTTCATTACTTCTGCACCAGCATTAATTACTAGAGTACCTGCTGGAATTTCAAGAAGTTGAAAGATATCACCGTTTGCACCAGAATATCCTTTTGCAACCAAGTCATCAATATCAAGATATGCCTCGACATTATACATACTGTGGTTCATGCTTACAGCTGGAAGGGCTGCAATAGTACTGGCTCCTACACCTGTAGTATCGGAGCTTGTCATATCATAAGTAGCCATGATTTATCTCCCTTAACCAGCTATGTTGTAATGAGCGCGAACAAGAGCTTCAGGTCGAAGAATCTTGCGTCCGTACAAATGCATACCACGAACAATGTCAGCAAAGCTGTCGTTGTCACGATATGTTTCTACTTTCTCTACCTGAGAAGCAGAAGCAACAGCAGAATCATGTCCTGCAACAATCGCTCCATAGTGTGAGCTTGAACCATTGGTATCTACTGTACCTGGGCCAGTTCCTACAGATGGAAGATTGTTAGACATATAAACTCTGAAACCACGAACCATGCCAGAGATAATACGTCCATTTCTTAGAATGTCCGTGCTACCTGAAGAAAAGTCGTTACTCAATAGTTTAGAATTTTCATCGTTTAGCTGTTCTGCAAACACAGGATCAACAACAACCCATCGACCATCACGGTCTACGTTTTGCTGATCAAGTAGACGAGCCATACGGTTTAG